CCACGTGTGCAGATTACTTTAAATAACCCAACACCTAGCATGAAAGATTTTGCGCTGTACATGTCGGAAATGGGTGACAATTCTGTAGCCACAAAACTACAGACAGCTAACTATGGGTGGAATACAGTAGGTGGACGCAACAGCGTAGGAGTAGACGCTTTAGTTGAAACGGAACTTAAAGCCATGCCTGAGTACCAAGATTTTCTTAAACAAAATCAAGCTACAAAAAACATTACGGAAATTAAAGGCCAGTTTAATACGGTTGATTTAAGAAAATCTCCGTATCTTAAAGAGGTTCAAGACTTTGTTAAACGCCAAGGTTCGGAATTGCAAACCGTGGACAATTTAAACGGTATTAACATGGAAGACATGCGGAATGTTCTTTTAAATATGAATAAGCCATTTGACCAAAACTACATGAATAGATTGTTAAAGGCCAATGAGGGTTCTTACTATGTGGACAAAGATGAGGTTTCTAGTTTGATTAAAAAAGTAAATGAGATGCCTAACAACGCAGCACGCCAGATTCAAATGAATCTGTTCCAACCTCCCACAGAGAAAGCCCTTGGCGGTATGATCGAGCGCCAACCCAACGATAACCGCAGATACATGTAAGGAATAACATGCCTATTGAAAAGAACAACGACCTGCCTGCTGGCAACATAGATGTTGAAGTTGAGAGCATGGTGGTAGAGGACATGCCTGACATAGAGATCGTGCTTGATCCAGAAACCGGAAGCGTTGATGTAACGCTAGGTGCGGAAGAAGACGAAGTGCCCTTTGGTGCAAATCTGGCCGAGGTCCTTGATTCGAGTGTCTTGCAGCAGATCAGTTCTGAGTTGTTGCCTTTGTTTGAGGCGGATCAGGGCTCGCGTAAAGATTGGGAAGAGCAGTATGGCAAGGGCTTGAAGCTGCTTGGCTTTACCTTTGATGAGCGCACACGTCCTTTCAAGGGTGCTGCAGCTACGACGCATCCTTTGTTGACAGAAGCGATTGTGCAGTTCCAAGCGCAGGCGCTTAAGGAATTGATGCCCGCGGACGGGCCCGTGCGCACGCGCGTACTGGGGAAAGAGACACGAGAGAAGTTGATGCAGGCGGACCGCGTGCGTGACTTCATGAATTATCAGATCACATCGGTGATGGAAGAGTACACACCGGACTTTGATCAGTTGTTGTTTTATGTAGGTTATGGTGGCTCGGCGTTTAAGAAGGTGTACTACGACGAGGATCGTGACCGGATGGTGAGCAAGTTGATCTTGCCTGACAACTTGTATATCCCGTACAACGGATCGAGTGTGATGAGTGAGTGCCCGCGGATCACGCATGTGGTGCCGATGTCGGTGAATGATTACCGCAAAGCGGTGCTGCGTGGTCAGTACTTGGATACTGCAGAAGAGCGCAGCACGTCAGATGTTGGCAACAACATTATCCAGAAAGAAACAGACCGCATCACAAAGATCACGCCCAATACGGACGATGAGGAAATGGAGTTGCTGGAGTTCCAGATTGATTATGATCTGCAGGGCTTTGAGCACACGGATGAGGACGATGAGCCAACGGGCTTGCGCTTGCCGTACATCATCACGATAGACAGGACTTCTGGATCAACGGTGGGTGTGCGTCGCAACTGGAATGAGAGTGATCAGTTGTTCCGCCGCAAGCAATACTACGTGCACTACATGTTGGTGCAGGGCTTGGGCGCGTATGGTTTGGGCTTCTTGCATTTGGTGGGTGGCTTGAGTCAAGCGGCAACTTCTGCACTGCGTCAGTTGTTAGATGCAGGAACGCTTGTGAATCTGCCGGCAGGTTTCAAGGCCAAGGGCGCGCGCATTATGAATGATGATGTGCCGCTGCAGCCGGGTGAGTTTAGAGACATTGATGCGGGCGGTGTGGAACTCAGTCAGACGCTGATGCCACTGCCGTACAAGGAGCCAAGCCAGACATTGTTTGCGTTGCTTGGTTTTTGTGCAGATGCAGGCCGCAGGTTGGCAAGTGTCACGGACATGCAGGTGGGAGACAGCAATCAGAATGCAGCGGTAGGTACGACGATTGCGTTGTTGGAAAAGGGCGGACAGGTGATGTCTGCAATCCACAAGCGTTTGCATTACTCGCAGCGGATTGAGTTTAATTTGCTTGCCAAGGGATTTGGCGAGTACTTGCCTGATGAGTATCCGTATGACGTGCCGGGTGAGACGCGGTCAGTCAAGCGTAAAGACTTTGATGACCGCATTGATGTCTTGCCAGTGTCTGACCCCAACATCTTCTCTGTAGCCCAGCGCATTACGATGGCACAGACGCAACTACAATTGGCGCAGAGTAATCCTCAGATGCACAACATGTATGAGGCATATCGCCGCATGTACCAAGCGATTGGAGTGCGGGACATTGATGGTATTTTGAATACGCAGAATGTGGACAAGCCTAAGGATCCTGTGAGCGAGAACTCGCAGGCGCTGGATGGCTCACCACTGAAAGCTTTTGCTGGTCAGCAGCATGATGCGCACATCATGAACCACCTTTTGTTTGGTATGTCGCCTTTGATAGGCGGTATGCCGCAGGTGGCGGTGACGATGCAGAAACACATCTTTGATCACATCCGTTTAAAGGCCGAAGAGGCAACGGAAGCAGAGTTGTTTACGCAATACGGCACTGATCCTGACAGCATGGTGTCTGCATTGCAGCGTGAAGCGATGATTGCAATTAAAACTGCAGAGTATTACCAAGAGGCTAAGAAAATACAGACTGATTTGCAGGGTCCGCCACCAGAAGATCCATTGGTCAAGGTCAAAGAGCAGGAGATTCAGGCCAAAGCGGCCAATGATCAGGCCAAAGACGGTAACGAGAAGGCTCGAATCCAGTTGGATAACCAAAAAATGCAGAGTGATGTGGCTTTGCAGCAGGCAAAACTTGCAATTGATGCTCAAAAACAACAGCGAGGTTAAAAAAACAGCCATGCAGACTAAAACACCTAAGGTTTTGGTGCCAAAACCAGAGCCAAAACTTAAAAAAGTACCGGTTAGTAGTGATACACCAAAGAAAACGTATGTTTATCGCAAAGATGCGTTCAAAAAGGTGTTGATTACGTAACAAACATGTGCATAATGCGCTTAAGCCCACGGACAGGGGTCTCAACTGTCTGCTTCATTGGATAATCCATGCTTGAATTTACTGAAAGAACGCTGATTGCTATTAAAAACCTTCGTCACCAGACGGAGGCGTTGATTGTCAATGGCAGTGTGAAAGATATGGAGCAGTATCGGTTTTTAATGGGACGCCTTGAGGGGTTTAAGTTTGTTGAGATGGAAGTGCAGAATCTTCTCAACAAGGATCAAAACCAATAAGGAGTTTATCAATGGAAATGACTGCGCTGGAAAAGAAATGGGCGGAAGAAGCTTCTGCCCATGTACCTTCCTTGAACGATGCTTACGACAAAGAGGGTAGCCTCATTGTTGAGAAGATCGAACAGAAGGTGATGGACCGAATTCCTACTCCTACGGGGTGGCGAATCGTCATCTTGCCCTACAGAGGGGCAGAAAAAACCAAAGGTGGCATTGTATTGTCAGACCAAACCCGTCAGCGCGAGCAAGCGGCTACGGTTTGTGGCTACGTGCTGTCTGTTGGCCCACTTGCTTACGCCGATGAGAATAAATTCCCAACCGGTCCGTGGTGCAAGAAGGGTGATTGGATTGTTTTTGGTCGATATGCGGGCGCACGCTTGCCGATTGACGAAGGAGAGATCCGAATCATTAATGATGACGAAGTTCTGGCTCTTATCCAGAATCCTGAAGATATCGTTCACTTATAAGGCACCATATGGCAGATAACATGAGCACGGAGCAGTTAGAGTTTAATTTGGGCGAGGATGAAGAGCCCGCAACGGTATCGTTTGGCAAGGATGCTGACGGTAACCAAGAGCCGGGGCAGCTAGAAGTTGAGCCGCCACAACCAACGCAGAGAGAAGCACAAAGTCACTCTGATGAGTTGGGTTCTGTCAACGAAGCGGTACAAAAACGCATTGCTAAGCTGACCGCTAAGATGCGTGAAGCAGAGCGCCGTGAGCAGGCAGCTTTTGAGTACGCTAAGGGCATGCAGTCTCAGGCGCAGGAGCTACAACAGAAGCTGGTGCATACGGATTACAGCCGTTTGAATGAGGCAAAGTCTCGTTTAGATACACAGCAGTTGCAGTTGCGTCAGATCATTAAGAAGGCCCGAGAAGAGGGTGATATTGATACTGAGACGGAGGCCAGCCAGCGTTTGTCAGAGATGACGATGGAGCAGCGGCAAGTTTCGGGTTGGTTGCAGCAGCAAGAACATGCGGTTCGCAATCCTGCACCTGTGCAGCAGTATCAGCAAGCTCCTCAACAACGGCCAGCCGCCCCTGATCCAAGAGCAGAGGATTGGGCAGCTAAAAACACGTGGTTTGGTCAGGACAGAATGCTGACCTATGCTGCATGGGGCATACATCAAGAATTAATTGAGAAGGAGGGTGTTGACCCAACTTCCGATGAGTACTATACTGAATTAGACCAACGACTTCGGGACGAGTTTCCGAGGAAATTTGCGGGTGAGCAATCACCTAGTACCCAGACCAGACAACAGCGTTCCGCGCCTGCTGTTGCCCCTGCTACCCGGAGTTCCGGAATCAATAGTGCGCGCCGAACTGTCCGGTTATCGCCGAGTCAGGTTGCTATGGCAAAGAAATTGGGTGTACCTCTTGAAGAGTATGCCAAGTATGTAAAGGAATAAATCATGAGCGAAAAAATTACCATCGACAAAGCCAGTCGTTCCTCCGAAAGTCGGGACAAACAGACTCGTCGCAAGCCATGGCGTCCTCCTTCACGCTTGGATGCACCACCTGCCCCCGAAGGGTTTAAGTACCGTTGGATTCGCGCTGAAGTCAACGGAAGTCTTGACAACCAGAACGTGTACAGCAAACTGCGTGAGGGATACGAACTTGTTCGTCCTGAAAATATTCCTGAGGAATACCGCGCAACATTGCCCACGATGGACGACGGCAAACATGCTGGCGTTATTTCAGTTGGTGGACTCTTGCTTGCCAAGATCCCTAATGAAACGGTTGAAGAACGTAATGCTTATTTTCGCCAGAGGGCACAGGAACAGTTGCATGCTGTGGACAATGAGATGATGCGTGAGAACGCACACTCTTCAATGCGGATCCAATCTCCCGAGCGGAGTTCGCGCACAACATTCCGTCAGTCTAATAGCTGATACTTTTAAATTTGTAGGAGATATATATGGCTAATATCGATAAGGCCTTCGGGCTACGTCCTATTGGTAATCTTTCCGCTACTGGTGCTCAGAAACAGTACGGATATGAGATTGCTGATAATCAAGCGGGTACGATTTTTCAAGGCGACTTGGTTGCTCTTGCATCTGGTTTCATTACACGGTTTTTACCGGCTTCACACACTGCTGCGGTAGGCGTGTTTAACGGTTGCAACTACATTGATCCCACTAC